CGGCTTGCCTCCATAGCTCCTTTCTCTTCGAGAACGTCCACGATGTAGTCTTGCACCGGCTTCTTCATCACCAAAGCCCCACGAACTTACCAGGCTTCGGCCTTCCGTTTTGCTTCTTGTTGCCAGCTTTCGACCACCCAGAGCCATCAGCCTTGCCGACAGCCACAGGTGCAGCTCCGCCGTCCTTGTGCGAGAAGCAGTCAATAGCATGGGCTAAGGCCATCGTAGTGTCGTTGTGCTTCCCCAAGTCCACAATGTCCCCGCCTTTCCAGACATGGCACTCCAACTCATCGAGCATGACATCTATGATCCGACGTGTCTCATGGTTTCCATACGGGAACACCACTTTGCCCTGCTCGAACCAAACCCTAAGCCGGTTCAACAAAGCTTGCTTCAATGACTTGTTGCTGACCTTGCTCGGCCTGTAATCAACCACAGCTCCCATCTGCGAAATCAGACTTTCGTAAAGCTGCTGAAAACCCGAACTTTCCGCAGAAAGCGTAGCATTCCCGTAAATCTTGCACCATTCAACCAATTTTTCTGCTTGCTTAGTTGGCGGAAAATCATTCCTTCTCCACACATTGACAACGTGCAAATAGCCCTGCTCATCCTGTCGAACCACCACAGCCACCGAGTAATCCTGTCCTAACCCATGCGCCGGATCGAAACCAATGACATACCGACCGCCATGATCCTTGGCGAAGCTCACACCCACGTTCATATCGAGGTTCTTTCTCGTATGCGCTCTGGGGTATGCAGCTGAATCATCGTCCATCACTTTGCACAGGTATTCTTGAGCAAAGGCCAGGTCGCCCATAGCCCCCTTCTGTTCCATGATAAACTCCAAGCTCCGCTGTTCAGGCCACAGCACCGCCGGTTTAATCGCCCCTGCGCTCGAACGCCATTCGTCCCAATTCGGAATCGCTGACCATGTGCCACTTTTCCAGGCTTCATTCGATAGCATCTCTGTATGATACAGATCAACCGCTGACATCGGCGTACCGACGCAATAGAGATTCGTCCCTGGACTTAGCATCGGTGTGACCACCTTCTTCAGCCAGTCCCTCACGGAGTCCATCGGTGTGTCGCCCATGTCCGTAAGCACGTCGTCGAGAGCAATACAAGCTGGATGCTCACCACGCATAGCTGCACCCATGCCCGTAGCCTTAATCCATGAGCCATTTGTCATTCTCAATTCAAACTTGCCTCCCCGTTTATCGTCAATGAATTGCCGTAATTCGGGGTGTCGAGTCAAATCCTCTCTAATTTCATTCAATCGGTTGCTGGCTGTGTCTTTCGAGGCAGAAAAAAGCCAACAGGTGAACGGTTTATCACGCCACTTGTCGAACAGCAGATGATGAAGCAGCTTCACACGTAGCGTCGTGGACTTGCTGTGATCCCGTGGGGCGATAATGCAAACCCTGTGAACCTGTGCGCCCTTCCTGTCGCCATACAACTCAAGCCATTCATCAATGTGTGCGCCCCTCGAATAACCTAACCATTCGTAGAAGTAGCCTACATCACCTCTGGAACGCTCAAGAGCGAAGCCTCTCATGCCGTAGCCTCCAACACTTCGAGCGTCAGCTCTTGTTCAAGGTTCTCACGGTCATACAGATACACCGTATTCTCCGTTTCATTGACCTCTCCGACTTCCCACAGGAAGCCTTTGACCGGAACAGCTACCTTAAGTTCGCATCCACACTTGTTGCAGAACAAAATCAAGTCTCCGACCTTTCGATCTTGACGACCTACTTCCCATCGGTGGCTTTCCCAGCCGCCTTCGCAATTCATAGTCGGACTACGCTTAATTCGATTTATCAAGGCTCGGCCTCTTCTTCCCGTTCAATGTAGCGCACTTCTGCGTCACACCCTGAACAAACGAGGATCGAAACAATACCTTCGCCTTCTATGCACCATTCTTCTTTTGTGAAGTCGCTCTGCCAAATCAATTCGCTTCTGCACCACCAGCAGGGGTTCCTCGCTTCTTTTTCAGTCTCTATTGTTCCTGTCGTATTCTCGCTCATACCTTTCACCTTGAAATATCGCCAGCCCCTAACTCACAACATGGCCGATGATGCCGTTCTCCTGATCCTCCAGAACCACGGTGAACGGCTGACCAGCATCGAGTCGGACGTGCATGACATACGCAGAGGGATTGAGGACATAAAGGATAGCCCAATTTTCACCATTGAACGCTATGTCAAGCGAAAAGTCGCACAGACTGGTGGCGTTATCGGAGTCGTTCTCATCTGTCTTATGGCCTTGATGCAATAGACACCTTGAAGAATCGGACACCGCATCAAACCAAACATGGGGATTCGGCGACGTATCGTTCAAGCGGTGTTCGGCTCCCGTCTGGACAAAGGTTCTCACCTACCACCTTCAGCTCCAAATGTTGCCGTTTCCCCTCCCCCTTCCTTTGCTGCCATAGCTGGTTTGTCAAATATCATAGAAGACACCAACAAGCTGCGTCTCGACTCGAACTACGATAATGAGTTCGATATTTTCGATGCTATGGTTGAGCTTGACCCTGAACTTAACGGAGCTGTTCGCAGCGTGTCCCTTACCGCTAACCACTATTTTGTTGACTACCGAAAAGCCAAGAATAATCAAATCCGAAACGCCATCAAGGAGCTGACAGAAGAACGTCTTGACTTTGACGACCTACTTATCGCAACCATGCGTGACCTCATGGTCTATGGAAACAGCATCAACAAGCTGGTGGGTCGTGCTGGCGACGGTATCACAAAGGTTCAGTCCCTCCCCATCAAGCAGATCACCATCACCGACGACAGAGAACCTCTCGAAGTCGGCTATTCGGGCATTTACGCCACCAAGGACAACCCGATTATGGAAGCCAAGTTCTATCGCTTCCGTGAGCAAATGGTGGACATGCAGACCTTCCCTGCTGACGAAATCCTTCACTTCAAGCTCGATGCTCGCTCGAACTGGTATCAAGACTACCTGGGCCGCTACACCTACGGCGTATGGGGCGCATCCCGCTTTACTTCGCTCAAGCAAGCCATCCGAGCCAAGTACAACACAATAAACAACCGCCTGGCCCTTCAAGACGCTCTCACTCGCCAATACATCAAAATCGGCAAAGAGGCTATCGAGGGCATCCCAGACCCCGAAGAAGCCAAGGACAGACTCACGCACATTATGCAGCAAGTAGGTTCGCTGATGGAGAACCTTCGTGCCGACCAAATCCCGATTCTCCCTCACTATGTCGAGATGCACCATGTCGATCTGTCGAACAGCATCCCTGACGACACAAACTTCCTTGATTCCATCAACGCTGACATATCAGCCGTTCTCAACGTTCCCCGTGTCGCAGCAGGTCAAGAGCGAGGCTCAACCTTTGCCGCCACCTACAATGCTAACCTATGGTCGGTTATGTCCATCGAGCGTCTGCAAACCATCGTGGCCGAGAAAATCCAACACCTGTTCTCCGACCACCTCGAACTGATGGGTATTCCTCACAAAATGGGCGACCTTCCGCCCCTCGTCTTTGAGCCTGTGGATCAGGAGTCGCCACTTCACAAAATGCAACGAGCCAAGCTCGGTGTTGAATCCGGTGTTATCACCGTCAATGAGGCAAGGGAGCTTAACGACTTACAGCCTCTCGCCGAAGGAAATGAACTGCAACCACCAAAGAAAGGCGGTGCAAACCCAGAGATGCCTCGGCCTGGCGAGGTGACCCAAGACGTGAAGCCATGATAGCGAGGTTGAAACGAGCATGGAACAGGATGAAAGAGACAATCCTTTCACTTGCCCTAACGCTCCGAAAACGTGCATGATGCTTCATACGTCAATAATCAAAATGTGTTTCAAATGCAAACTCGAAGAAGCAAAACAATGGAAAAAACCGTATTGAGGTGGAACGATGAAAAAGAAAGAGAACTCCTTCAATGACCGCATGGTGTCGAAAACTGTCCTACCTACAATTTACCTGTGGCTACTTGCTTCTGGTGCGGTAGTGGCTATGGGTATATGGAAGCCAGATGTAGTTCTCACCAACCTTGACGGCTTTATCGCACTTATCGCCATCATCAGCGGTGTAGCTGCACCAGCATTAGCCACTATCCTTCGTATGTGGGAGTCGGAGCAACAGATTGAGATTGACAACATAGGTGTCGGTCTTGAGAATGAGCGCACACTTGACAAGATTCGCAAAGATCACGTCATTGAAATGGAAAAGCAACAACTTACTCACGCCCATGAAATGAGCAAATCTGCACAAGAACATACTCAAATCGTCGAGAAGCACAAAGAGTCGGTTTCAAAACTGACCCCTATACACAAGATGGGTGAAGAGTGATTACAATGGCTGACGCAGAAGATGAACTCGTAGCAAGAGCAAAAGTGTTAGCAGAAGCAACAGGTAGGGACTTTGAAGATGTTATCGCTGATCTGGCTGATGATGGCCTCCTTAACGAATCGAACAAATCGAGTGATGCAGACCTTATCACGCAGCTTAAAGAAGCGGCAGAACTGATGAGTGCGGTTCAAGACATTAACAAGGAAGTGGCCGAGAACTCGGTTCTTAACGGTGGAGACAACAAAACCGAAGTGAGTGTTGATACGACGCTCGAAGGAGACATCGTGGACAGAGCGATAGCCAGCGTCAATCGTAAAGTCGTGGAGCTGAAGAAAATAGCTTTGATTATTGCACCTGTGTTCCTTCTTGTGAGCGGTGGCTCACTTGAAGCCCTGGGCATTATCAACGTGTTCGACGGTGAAGAATACGAAGAATGGGAAGAACCGTATGTCGAGTATTGGGGTTGTACTGATTGGGATGCCATGAACTACGACGAATACGCCAACATGGACGACGGTTCATGCGAGTATCATGTTTATGGATGCACCAACGATGCCGCACCCAATTATGATGAGTATGCTACAATGGATGATGGTTCATGCGAACCAGAACCTCAGCCCGTCTATGGTTGCATGGACAGCGAGGCAGAGAACTACGACCCCGAAGCCGAAGAGGATGATGGGTCGTGCTACTATCCACCAGAGCCAGTCGAGGGATGTACTGACCCCGAAGCAGACAATTATGATGATGAGGCAGAGGAAGACGATGGATCATGCGAATATCCGCCCGAACCAAGTCCAGATGACTGCGCCGTTGAAATCCATAACCATTACAGGGGACATCTCAACAACGATGCAAGCTCCGACACCATGATTGTTGGATTTAAGGTCGTACCTATTGACTGCGACGACTTCGACATTGACGTATCAATCGAACTGTTTCAACAAGGTGAACCACCAGCCTACGTTGAACACTATTCACTTGCTGGTGATAGTGAGCATGACATAAGCCACACTTTTGACGATATGCCTTCAGGCACGTGGACTCCAAAGATTCGAGCAGGTCTTGATGGTGTGCAGAAAGCAGATGTGAACTTTTGGGCTTTAGATATTGAAGACCAAGAGCCACCATGCGAAGGTGCAGCTTCGTTCTACAACAGCTCATACTCCATAGACTACAACAACACCAACAACTCATCTTTAGCAAACATCACCGTATTCTGGGATGCCGATTGGTCTTGCGAAGAAATACGCTATGTCGAGATTGACATTTACATTGTATTCAACAACACCACTATTGCATACGACACAAGAGCGTTCAACCTTAACGGACAATCACCAGCTATCGCTAATCACACATTTGCTGACCTCGAAGTAGCAAGAGAATACGAAGTGTTCCTCGTTATCTGGGTTGACCGTGATGGTTGGGGGCAAGACGACAGCACCACAATGACTGTTTCTATTTCATGAGATGATACCATGCCTGAACCTACACCCAACGAAAGTCGCAAGTCGTTCATGGTTCGCTGTATGGACGATGACAAGATGAAAACACAATTCCCCAAGACAGACCAACGCTATGCCGTGTGCAACTCCTATGCTGACAAATCAGCTCAATACGCTCTCGACCCAGCAAAAGGTGATAGACCCACCGAGGTTGGAGATGGAGTGTCGGGTATGATCGCAACGGACGATGGCTATTCTGGAAGGGCTGATGAATCCGTTGAAACGACCGCCAGGCTCGACGCAATTCTCGAAGCTGCAGAGTACGGAACATTGGTTCTTGATTTTGAAACTGTTGAAGCTCTGCAATACGGGCGACCAGGCAAGAATGACCCACGAAAGACTCCCGCTAAACCAAGCGAGCGTCGAAAAGGTTCTAAGAAAAACAAGCCAGGGTCAGCCAAGAAACCCAATAAGAACATCAAAACAAGCAAAGGAACAAGGGCAAGAATCAGCGAACTTATGCGAAAGCACAACGCCAAAGGAAAAGGTAGCAAAGCAACAATGGGTCGCCTTATGTCCGTGTTCCGTCGAGGAACTGGTGCGTTCTCACGCTCTCACGCACCCAACATGAGCCGTAGTGGGTGGGGCATTGCACGTGTCAAAGCATTCCTTTACCTCCTTCGCAACGGAAGACCCTCTAACCCCAACTACAAGCAAGACAATGACCTACTCCCCAGAGGACACCCAAGAGCAAAGAAGGCATCCGAGAACGAACCATTCGAGTTTGAGTTTGCATTCGAGGCGGCTGAATATCAGGGTCGAAAGGTCACGCTCAACAAGCCGTTCCGTATGCCTAAAGGGAACTCAAAGAAGTTCGGTGTCTATACCAAGAATGAGAAAGGCAACGTAGTTATCGTGCGCTTTGGCGATCCTAACATGGAGATTCGTCGTGATGACCCACAGGCTCGCAAGAACTTCCGTTCACGCCATAACTGTGCATCACCTGGCCCTAAATGGAAGGCTCGATATTGGTCTTGCTATCAATGGCGTGGCGGCTCAAGAGTTCAAGGAAGCGAAAGCGAAAACATTGAAGAATCGTGGGAGGGGTGGATTTACTATGACTGATTGTGGATGTGGCGGCAAATGTGGCGGAACCGTTGAAGCTGCAACAAAAGACGTTTATGACAACCCAGGCGAAGCTATGAAGCGAGCAAAGGAGCTTGGTTGCGACACAGTTCATACTCACCGACACGATGGCGAAACCCTGTTCATGCCTTGTTCGAGCATGAAAGAATACGAAGATAAGACTCAAGAAAAAGAAGCTTACATCAAAGAAGAAGACATTGAAGGAATGTCCTACGATGAAGAAGATGACGAAAAAACCGCTGCTTACGATGACTCTTGCCCTTCTGGTGAAGAAATGAAAGACGGCAAATGTGTTCGAGTTGCTGTCACCTGTGAACTTGCGCTGGACGATGTGAGCGTTATTGTCGAGGCATCTTCTGGTATGTCTGTTGTCCGTATGTCCGGTGTGGCTTTTACCTCCGGCTACAACAAAAACAATTGGCAGATCACAGAAGCAGGGGCAAAAGAGC